TCACGCGCCCCGCCTGAAGGGCCGCAGCAAGGCCATGGAGCGCCGGTTACGGATCGTGCCCTTTGACAATGAGCCGCTAGAGCCTGACCACACTCTAAAGACCCGGCTAGAGGCAGAATACCCGGCCATCCTGCAATGGATGATTGAGGGGTGTCTTGAATGGCAACAGCAGCGCCTCGGCACCGCGCCCGCCATTGCGGCAAAAACAGCCGAGTATTTTGACCTTCAAGACGCTTTCGGCAGGTGGATTAGCGAGCGATGCACCCTCGACGCAGCCTTCAGCGCGCGGCCTGGCGCCCTTTACGCTGACTTCCGGGATTGGACTAAAGCGAACGGGGAACACGCCACCAGTAACCAAGAATTTGCCGAAAATATCAATCGCCGCAAGGGCTTATTTCGTCGCCGCGTCCGGGGGCAGGATTGGGTAGGCGGCATTAAATTGAAGGAGATGGAAGATGATTTCTAAATCCCAGCTTGACCTGTTTGACCCCAAAGGGGGGCGGAGGGGGCGATGCGATGGGGACTTTTCCCAAACTTTTACAAATACGGGCGCGCGCGCATATGCGCAGGTGGGAAGGTTTGAAAAAGTCCCTCCTCGCACCGCCCCCACCGCCCCCACCGCCCCCTGCGAGGTAGCGCCAGACCCAGCCAGCGCATACCCCACCAAGGCCAGCATCGCGGCAGCCTTCGAGCAGTGGGACCGCGAGCATGCCGCATGGGTGGAAGGCGGGATGAACGGCGATTACCCGCACCCGCCGGCAGGCCTGACCTCCGCCATTGCTGACCGGCTGATCCCGCGCCGCGCCCCCCAGCACGGCAAGCGGTGGCGCTGATGGACATGACCCCTGCCCAAGTGGCGCGCGCCCATGCCGATGAGGCGGTTGCCGATGAATGCCAGCGCCGCGCCAGAGCCGCCCAGGAGGCGCTACAGCACCCGAAGCTAAACAAGGATGGCCGGGAATACCTGGAGGGGCTTGTAGCGCGATTTACGGCGCTTGCAGATCGGTTGCGGAAAACCCTTCCCCGACAGCCCGAACCCGTGTTAAACCCGGAAAACCAGCACAGGAGCCGATAATGGTAGAAAAGGCGCCAGACATGGTAGAAAATAGTCGCGCGCGCGCGCGAGGTGGCCCGGCGACTGGCGCCGGCTGGGGTGGCCCTGCCCGAGGTCCAGTGGAGCGCAAACCCGGCCCAGGGCGCCCGCCTGGCATGAAGAACGGCGAGGGCAAGGTGCATAAAGCGCGCGAAACGCTGGAACAGGCCGCGCCGCTGGCAATTCAAACCGTGATTGACATCGCCAACGACAAGGCCGACCCGCGCGCCCTGCAAGCCGCGCTGGCCGTGCTGAATAGGATCGGCTTGCACGAGAAGTCCGGGCTTGAGATGACCGGCGCCGATGGCGGCGCGATGATCACCCGGATTGAGCGCGTCATTGTGGACAAAACGCAAGACGCCAAAGATTGAAAGAATGCCCCTTGACTCCTTAACCGCTGGTCCCGGCTGGCGTATCGCTTCAACCAGCGCGAAAGCGTCAACACGAGGTTAAGGGGTGCTGAAAAATCGTGATGGTTGGAACCGGGAATAAATGACCGCCCTGCAAATCCAAACCCCAGCCTGGGCACGCCCGCTGCTGGCGCCTTCCCGCTACAAGGGCGCATGGGGCGGGCGCGGGTCCGGTAAATCGCACTTCTTTGCCGAGGCGATGATTGAGGCGCATATCCTGGACCCAAACACCTATTCCGTATGCGTCCGAGAAAACCAGAAGAGCCTTGCCCAATCCGTCAAGCGCTTGCTTGAAACCAAGATCGAGGCCATGGGCGCCGGCGATTACTTCGAGGTCCAGGAGGCGGTGATCAAGTCGCGCCGGGGCGATGGGCGCATCATCTTCCAGGGCATGAAAACCCATACGGCGGACAGCATCAAGTCCCTGGAAGGCTATGACCGCGCTTGGGTGGAAGAGGCGCAGAGCCTGAGCCAAACCAGCCTGGACATGCTGCGCCCGACCATCCGCAAGCCTGGCAGCGAGCTATGGTTCACCTGGAACCCAAGGGAGAAATCAGACCCGGTTGACCATCTGCTGAGGGGCGATACACCGCCGCGCGATACCGTTGTTGTTGGCGTCAATTATGACCAGAACCCATGGTTTCCGGACGTTTTGCGCGATGAAATGGAATATGACAGGCGCCGCGATCCGGACAAATACAAGCACGTTTGGCTTGGCGGGTATCTAGCCAATTCAGAGGCGCGCGTGTTCCGCAACTGGCGCGCCGAGGAGTTTGAAGCCCCGCGCGATGCAATCCACCGCATGGGGGCAGATTGGGGTTTCAGTGTGGACCCCAGCGTTTTGGTGCGCTGCCACATTATAGGCCGCACGCTTTACGTTGACTTCGAAGCCTATCAGGTCGGGTGTGAGATCGTGAACCTGCCCGACCTGTTCATGACCATCCCGGACGCCGAGAAATGGCCGATGACCGCCGATAGCGCCCGGCCTGAGACTATTTCGCACATGCGAAAGCATGGCTTCCCGCGCATCTTCCCGGCGGTCAAGGGGCCGCGATCCCTGGAGGAGGGGGTGGAATGGCTGAAATCCTACGATATCGTGGTTCATCCGCGATGCGTTCACACGATTGACGAGCTAACGCTCTATTCCTACAAGCGCGACCCGCTGACTGACCGCATCCTGCCAATCCTTGAGGATAAAAAGAATCACGTCATAGACGCCTTGCGCTATGCCTGCGAAGGCGTCCGCCGCGCCAAGGTAGAAAACCGCCCCGCAATTATACCCTTGCCAAGTGCCCATCGTTGGGGCTAGATGCCCCACCATGGCGCGCATGTCCCGAGAGCAGGCCTTGGCAAACCTCCACCAGGAGGCCATGGCGGAGTTTGACCGCATCCAATCCGCCTTGCGGGATGAGCGGTTGCAATGCCTGAAAGACCGGCGCTTTTACAGCATTGCCGGCGCCCAATGGGAAGGGCCGCTTTCGGAGCAATTTGAAAACAAGCCAAAGTTTGAAGTAAACAAGGTTCACCTTTCCGTCATTCGAATCTTCAACGAGTTTCGCAATAACCGCATTTCCGTCGCTTTTGTGTCCAAGGATGGCCAGGAAGATGACCCCCTAGCCGAGACCTGCAACGACCTATATCGCGCCGATGAACAGGACAGCGTTGCCGAGGAAGCCTATGACAACGCCTTCGAAGAGGCGGTTGGTGGTGGTTTTGGCGCATGGCGCCTAAGAACCGAATACGTTGACGAAGAAGATGAGGATGACGAAAAGCAGCGCATCCGGATCGAGCCGATCTTTGATGCCGATAGCTCCGTTTGGTTTGACCTAGACGCCAAACGCCAGGACAAGGCCGATGCCAAATGCTGCTTTGTGCTGACCGCCATGACGCCAGCCGCCTATGAACGCGAATGGAACGACAGCCCGGCAAGCTGGCCAAAGGAAGTGCAGCAACTGGAGTTCGACTGGGCAACGCCCGATGTTGTCTATGTGGCTGAATATTACAAGGTCGAAGAGGTTTCCGAGACGATCCGAGTATTCCGGACCCTTGCCGGGCAAGAGGAAAAGCATTCTCAGGCCGAATTTGATGAAGATGAAGAGCTTGAGGCCCGCTTAGCCGCAACCGGCGCGCGGGAAATGCGCCGCAAGCGCGTGAAGCGCCGGAAGGTGCGGAAATACATCCTGAGCGGCGCCAAGGTGCTTGAAGATTGCGGGCACATTGCGGGCCGGCATATCCCGATTGTGCCGGTGTATGGCAAGCGCTGGTTTGTGGATAACGTCGAGCGGTGCATGGGTCATGTCCGGCTGGCAAAGGATTCGCAACGCCTGAAAAATATGCAGCTTTCCAAGCTGGGCGAGATTGCGGCGCTTTCCAGTGTGGAAAAGCCGATCTTGACGCCGGAACAGGTGCTTGGCCATCAGCAGATGTGGTCTGAGGATAACCTGAAGAATTACCCCTATTTGTTGTTGAACCCGATCACAGACGCCAGCGGCAACCAGCAACCCGCCGGGCCAATGGCCTATACCAAGCCGCCGGCAATCCCGCCCGCCTTAGCTGGCATGTTGGCCGTGACCGAACAGGATATGCAGGAAATCTTGGGATCGGCGCAGCAAGCCGACAAGAT